GCTTTGCTGCAGAACTAACTCTTGTAGCGGCTTGCTGATATCTCGTTGAGCTTGAAGAAAAGCTATTAATATGTCTGTTCCCAATTGGTGTTTGATGTTCTAATTGGCTACGCATCGTATTAAAAACGCCTTGCGCTTGCTTAGAAGACATTGTCCTAGACAAACTATCAAACATATCACGCTTAAATGCGTCTGAATTCACATATTTTTGATAGTTATTAGAACGATTCATGGCCTGTTGATAATTACGATTTTTTGCTTCTGCAGCCTGTCTATTAGCTTCAGTTATAGCTTTACGCTTTTCAAAGTTTTGAACTGCGTTCAAACTATCTCGTCGACTTTGCTCTCTTTGACTAGCTTGTCCATTATGCCACGTTCTATATTCATCGTTCGCCTTTGCGGTATTAATAGCCGATCGTTTATCAGCATGATCAGAATTACCAGTTTTTCGTAAATATTGATCATACGAATATACATCTGAAGTCTTTAGCGTACCGTCGAACCCTCCTACACGGGCGTTTTCGTATTCATTGCGAAGTTTAGCGTCTTTGGCTCTAAAATCAGCCGTATTATAACTAAGCCCTTTTGCTATATTTGCTTCTTCTTCAGCACTCAATCTTTCTTTTTTTACACCATTACTATCGGTAAAAAATGTCGGGGTCCTTGACTTAGCTGCTGCGGCCTCGTTCTGTGCTGATTTAAGTCCATCAGAATAAAGCTGTTCATAATATTTATTTCTTTTTTCTTCTGCACGACGATCCAATTCTTTATTGAATTGAAGTCGTTGCATTCCTTGACGCATAATATCGTCATATGTTGAACTATTCTGACGACGTTTCTGGGTATAAGCTTCTGGACCTTTGTAAAGCGAATCGTTTTTATAATGCCTGGGATCGGCTAAGTCTGTGCTAGGCTTATACATCTCTGCATTTGGAAAATGACGCTTTTTGTTCCACTGATGTGCTGACGTAAACTCTACTGGGGTTTGATAAGTTCTTTTAGCAACTGCGAACTGGGCTCTATCTCGTATACTCTTCGGTACACGACCGTCATTGGCTAAACGCCTACCAAGCGCAGTTAGTGTCCCATCAAGTTTTTGAAATCTCCGAACACCCCACTTTTGGCCTTTAATGCCGTGGTGATATAATTCTACTTCGTACATTATTCGAATGCCTCTCTGTTTAATTTGTATGCCACATAGGCATCCATCATCGCAGCAACAGCGTCAATTTTCTGTTCGTGTCGCTGCTTATAAAGCTTCCTGTTTCCGTTTGTGTCTAAAATAGCGACACAGTTTCCCATAGCGAATTTCATGAGTTCTTCGTCAAACAAAAGAAGCCGCTCCTCTGCAAGTTTCTTTAACTCGCCAAGAGGAACGGACTCAGTACGGACGCCTTGAATTACCTTCTCTATCCCGTAAGGAGAATTCTCTTTTGCCCAACGCTCCACAAAGTCTTTGGCATTGTAAGGATCATAACCAAAACATCTGACATCGTATTGGTTATCGTCAATAAACTTGACCAGATCCTCATACACGTCAATCATGTCAAGAACGGTTCCTGGCATGATAATCAGACTTCCTTCGTCTATGAACTTGTCGTATTGCTGTCGCATTGAAGCGTGCAATTTGTATAGAGTATGCTCGGTAATATAGTTCCTGGTCTTAACTCCAAAGCTCCCATTTTGAATCGGGAAAAGAAATGTGAAAGAGCAGAAATCGTCACCCATAGACAAATCGGCGCCCATAGAACACGGCATCTGCCAAAACTCTCTTTTTCTATGAAGTAATGTCTCTTCATAAGTAAAGAAGTATGTGTGTCCCTCTGCCGGTATTCCAAATCTCTTTGCCAGAATTTCGTTCTTCGCCGTGGGAACGTTTTTCATCTTCTGAACCTCTTCCTGATACGTTTCATAAGAAACCGTAAGGTCAAGATTCGGATTTGCTTTAACCCACATGTCGGGGTCGTTTATCTCGTCGATACTGTCAAGTTTGTACCACCAGATCGAAACGTGAGGATTGTTATACTTACCAGTAAGGATGTCCATTAATTCCATCTTAATGGTGTCACCAATGCCGTTTCGAGTTGTACCCTCCGAACTTGTAGCAAGGATTATGTAATCCGGAGCTAGTCCCTTTGCGCCACCCTGCTGAATAGCAGTGATGGGGTTTTCAGGAAGATCGCCAGAAAGCCATTCGTCAAGCGTTGCACATTTAACTCGTAAACCCTGAAGCTTATCAATCTTAAGTGGTCTGATTTCGAGATAACTATTTGTAAAGTTGTTCTCGATACCCTTCTTAGAAGAGTACAGATGTTTACGATTCATTCTGTTTCCAGTAGTGTTCTGAATAGAACCCTGCGTCATCATCTGGAATACGGGGCCTTTAGCTCTTGTGATGGCTGTAGCGAAAGGTTGCATGACTTCCTCTGACTGTTTCATGGTCGGTGAAGTTGTGATCTGATGGGTGGTAGATCTATCGACGATTAGCGTATAAGCCTGGACAAAAGTGTCGTATAGTGACTTAGCTGCGCCTCGTCCTACGATTAAATACTGAATATTGATTAGACGCTTCTTTATCCGCTTTGTAACATAGTGTCCGCCAGAACCGTCGCCATTTGGTTTGTACACACTTTTTTCGATAAAGTAATACCAACCGTAAAGTTGCTCTGCCCAAAGCTTAAAAGAAAAGAGGACATGTACGTCCCCTCCATCAGTAAGCGTCATTTCGTTTTCACAGAAGTAAATCCATCCTTCTACGACAGACTCATCGTAGTAAATTTTTGGATCGTCGATCAGCTTGTCGATCCTATTCATTTCAAGAGAGATTTGTTCATTGACAGGAATCTCTCCTCTGACTACGGCGTCTCGAAACATGCCGTAGTATTTCGGTACAGCAGTGTTCGATAGTGCCATTTTGAAATTCCTTACTTACGTCTGTTCTTTTTAATGCGTTCTACATCTCTATTGAATTCGGTATCGTCAGCTTCCATGGTAGCTAAATCTCTAGCTTCGGATTTTGTTGGTCTAACCGGTTTTGTAGTATTGTACGGTTTTGCCGGTTTGTAATCGTTCTTCGGTTTAGAAACTTTATAATGTTTACCAGCGACATATTCAGCGTTTCTAGCTGCTGAGATCGGGGCGCCAAGAAGATATGCGTGAACATAATAATGCCCGGTATTTGCTATTCGTGAAACCTCTTTTGATTCTACTTTATAACCCTTTTGTTTAGCTTCATTTATAAGCCTGTTGCTAAGTTTCTGTCCGGCTTCAATATATTTCTTATGAGCTTCAACTTCGTCAAGTGCCATGTTAGTCTTTTTCATAGCTTTATTGACTTTTTTATCAAGTGACATACCCTTTTTAAAATTACCAGCCTCAAAGGCCGCTAATTGTTTTTCTACCAGCTTATCCTGCTTATTAGAAGCTTTATTAAATTTAGAATTAGCTTTTCTTAAATAATGTCCTTCTTCAGCAAGGCCCTGATCAATGCGGTTAAGGGCTCTTTTGTATTGGCCCGCAGTTTTTAGATCCCGCTTCTTGCCCTTAGCTGTAAGAGTACCATCATAGTTCTGATATCGCCTAACACCCCAATGTTGACCTTTTACGCCATGATGATAAAGTTCCGTTTCATACATAGGTTTCTCCTTAAACAACAAAAAAAAAGAAGAGAAAGCAGCAATCGCCACTTTATACTCTCTCCCTTTCATAAAAGGACCTGTAATTTCTGCGTAGTAATTTACCCTCTAAAGTCCTGCTCTTCCTGGCATCGCCACTCAAACTCGCTGACCTGTTTTTCCATAGCGTTTAGAAGAGTTCCACTCTGAGGCGGGTCAAATATGAGCTTAACTTTGAGATAGACGTATGACTTAACGCTCTCAAACCAAGTGGCATCTAACAAAAAATCGGACCATACCTCAGAGTCATCTGAAATAGAGAACCCGTCGGTTGGTCCGATTCCAAGTTGCATAAGAATCATAAATACTGAATTTATGTGCATGATTATGTCGGCATCGAAGTGCTTGTATTCTTCGGTAATGCCTAGTAGCTTCTTAATTGAAGTTAGAATACTTTCATTCATGTTACATAGTTACCCCCTCTCAAGTTAACCACGGACACGTATCGTTCGGTCGTCGTTCTACATATACCTCTGGAAGAAGGCTCTCGTCTCCGTAGTGTATTGCATTGTGCGTATCGTGACTGACGCAGATCAGATACTCTGGATTAAGAAGCTCCATAGCGTCCTCTCCAGTCATGTCATCGATTGTGAACGGATTCATATGATGAATAATCACCTTACCAAGAATATCTCTCCCTTCAATACCAAGATCGCAAGCGCCGTCTCTGACTATTACCTGATCTCGTATTCGTTTCCACTCTGGCGAGCGATAAAATTTCTGGTTGAAATATCGGTCCGCGCCAAAAGTGTCTCTGCCAACGGCTCCATGTAACTTAAGATAGCGGAAACGGTCTTCAAATGTTGGAAGCTGGATGAGTTCACTATAAGTCTTAATAATCTTCTTCGTACTCATCACCATTCTCCTCATCATCTTCGTTTTCTTTTCCACGGTAAAGAGAGAAGCACCGCATTGCTTTCTCCAGAAGTTCAGCATCTCGTTTACCGGCCTTAATCGCTTCTGCCTGCGCTTCCGCTTTAGCTGTTTCGGCCTTTAATTTCTCGACTTCATACTGAGCTTTAACCGTTCCGAGCTTCAGGAAATGCGTTATGACCTGAGACGAGGCTGTGCCGTCCATTAATTGTTGCTCAGCAAGACGGTTTGCCAAATATATCTGTCTGTTCTCCCAGGCCTCTGGAGACAAGGCAGGTCTTAGCTTAACTTCTTGTCCACTTTCAGTAGACTTTTTTCTTCTTCCCATTAACTTATCTCCTCTTTTTACGCTACCCAAGAGAGCCCCAAGCCAGAAAAAACAAGCGGTAAAAGAAGGGTAAAAACCGCCCAGAAAGGAGTATGCCTGAGACTCCCTTGGCTGACGTAAACACAGCCTAAAAACCGAAAATATAAATATCCCTCCGGAGAAATTTTAAAGACCGGCGCGATGCAAGGGGGAGGGTATATTTTTCGACCCCTCCCCCCGGTATTTATATCATATTCCCCTTATTGATATCATTTATATTATTATATTTATTTGATAGTTTTTTTTTATTTTTACCAGATTCTGATCCAAAACTTTGTAATTACTTAACTATTTTTTTGTATAAAGTTGGATTCAAACGTACTATTTCGTCGATGGCACGTTCAATTTCATTCAGGTTCTCGGCCTCTGTCAGTTGTTCACTTGTTCTTGCAATTCTTGCCAAGTAACCACATGAGTTGTAGCCTTCCACTACATCATATACAAACCATTTGTCAAAGTCTTTGAATGGATCATAAGGATTGTCAAACGTTGTTAGTG